AAATTCTGGGGATTCGGCAAGACTATTTACACAGAATTACTTTCAATAATATCTGATCCAGATTACGGCGATATTACAGATTTAATGTCAGGACGTGATATTGATGTTGAATTCACGCCAGCAGAAGCAGCAGGTCAATATCCTAAAACTGCAATTCGCGTTAAACCAAATGTAACTCCGGCAACAGAAGAAAAAGATGTCGCACAAAAAATTACATCTCAGCCAAAGATAACTGATATATTTCCTGAGCCAACATATGAAGAATTAGAAAATGCTCTCAAAGAATGGATGAACCCATCAGATAGTGACGATGCTGATGTTAATACTAATACATCAGATACGAATACAGTTGAAACATCTGCTACTACATCGCAGGAAAAGAAAACAGATGTTGCAGACGCATTCAATGATTTATTCAATAATTAAATAACATAATATATGGCAAAGAAAACAAAAACTAAGGATGAACTAACCGATGACTTAGCAGTAACATTGGCTGACAGTATTAATAAACAATTTAAAGGCCAAAATTATAAGACTGCTTTCTTTTTGGCTGGTGATGACGATGCCCCGACCAATGTACATGAATGGATTAGTTCTGGATGTTCAATGTTGGATTTAGCTATATCAAATAGACCACGTGGTGGATTTCCAGTAGGTCGGATAACTGAAATAACTGGGTTAGAAGCATCTGGTAAATCTTTATTAGCAGCACATACACTGGCAGAAACGCAGAAAAAAGGCGGATTGGCAGTTTATATAGATACAGAGTCAGCAACTAGCTCTGAATTTTTAACTGCAATTGGTGTTGATATTAAAAAGATGTTATATGTTCCATTAGAAACTATAGAAGAAATATTTGAAACAATTGAAACTATAGTTGAAAATGTACGTAAATCAGACAAAGATAGATTAGTTACAATAGTCGTCGACTCAGTTATGGGGGCATCTACAAAAATCGAAATGTCAGCAGAATATGATAAAGATGGATATGCAACAAGTAAATCTATTATTCTTTCAAAAGCTATGCGAAAAGTTACTAATTGGATAGCACGAGAAAGAATATGTTTAATTTTTACAAATCAACTTAGAACTAAACTAGGAGTATCATTTGGAGATCCATGGACTACATCAGGCGGCAAAGCTCTGCCATTTCATTCATCTGTCAGGCTGAGATTAAAATCAATCGGACAAATAAAAGTGAAAGATTCGGTAGTTGGAATAAAAACTCGCGTTACTGTAGTTAAAAATAGAATGGGGCCTCCGTTACGGTCAATTGACTATGATATATATTTTGATTCAGGAATTGATAATTATGGCGGCTGGCTAAAAATCATGAAAGATTTTAAGATGGTTACACAGGCAGGAGCTTGGTATACATATGAAGATATCGACACCAATACAGGAGAAATACTAGATACAGTTAAATTTCAATCAAAGGATTTCCTGGATAAAGTTGTATCGAATCCAGAAATGGAACAGCGTCTATATGATAGAATTTGTGAATCATATATATTCAAATATCAAGTAGGAGTAGATGGAGGAATTGATGATGTAATTATTGACGATGAAATGGTTAACGAAGAAGGCTAATGCAGAATAAATTTCAGCGCCTATTCAATGAGTTACAGAAAGAAAAAGAATTAGGTCCGTCGGAAGTTAATGATAACATATTAATTTTTGACGGACTTAACGCTTTCATCAGAGCTTTTGGAGCTACCCCTGCAACTAATGAAGATGGCGAACATATCGGAGGAATCACAGGATTCTTATTTTCAATTGGAAAAGTTGTTAGAGATCTAAAACCTAGCAGATGTATAATTGTATTTGATGGCAGAGGTGGATCTAAACGCAGAAAAACTATTTATAAAGATTATAAAGCAAATAGAGCTAATAAGACAAGATTGCGTAGACATGATCATCAAACGTTTGCTAGTATAGAAGATGAACAAGAAGCAATGCGACATCAGTTTAGTCGGTTAGTTTCATATTTAGATTGTTTACCAATTACATTTCTGGCAATCGATGGAATTGAAGCAGATGACACTATAACTTATATTACTGAGTACTATAAAGATGTTGCTAAACGAATGACCATTGTTAGTACAGACAGAGATTTCTATCAACTCATATCAGAACAAACACAGGTGTGGAGTCCTATCAAAAAACGATTATACACTACAGATACTGTTATAGACGAATTTGGGGTTCATCCTAATAATTATGTGCTATATCGTTCGTTTACAGGAGATAAGAGCGACAATATTCCTGGCGTATCTGGTATAGGTCCAAAGACATTGCAAAAACTAATACCGGAGTTATCCGATGCCACAGAATTCACCCTGGATGATTTGGTTGAAAAATCTGAGACGTTGTTAACAGAAAATAAAAAATATCAAAAGATTCTGGACAGCCATGACATTCTAGACAAGAATATACGTTTAATGAATTTGAAATTGTTAGACATATCTGCAACACACGCTTCAAACATCAGAAACATTGTGGATTCTCCAATTCCAGGATTAAACAAACCAGAATTTCGAAGATTGTTCATGGAAGATAAAATGTGGACTACTATGAAGAATCTGCCAGATTGGTTGAATAACACGTGGTTATCATTATACGCTTTTGCACAACAAACACATAAATAATGAAAATACTTATAGATCAAAAAGAAATAGACCAATTGGTACAGTCTATTGCCAAACGCATACAAATAGAATGGGATGAAACAACTGACAAAGTATTCATTTGTTTGTTAAACGGAGGATACATGTTTTTCTCAGATCTAGTAAAATGTTTACCTGATAACATTGAATGTGATTTTATGCGAGTTAAATCATATCACAATAAAAAACAAGGCGACGTACAGATTACTAAAGATTTAGAAATTCCAGTTAAAGGTAAAGATGTATACATTGTAGATGATATATATGACTCTGGGAACACGATCGGCGCAGTTACCGAGTATCTTCATGTTAAACACCCTAACTCAATCAGCATAGTAACACTAATTACCAGAGAATCGTCTCCAATACCGACAATACCTAGTTATCATGGAAAAACTATTGGAGAAGAATGGTTGGTTGGCTATGGCATGGATAACAGTAAAGGATATATGAGAAACACTACGGATATTTATGCAATTTAATTTGGGTACGCGTATAAATTTCAATATTATAATATATGACGAATAATGACAAATTAAATGAATACGGAAAAACATTTCAAATAAAAGCGATCGCTGCAATGTTTGTAGATAGATCATTTCTACAACAGATTGCTGATATAATCAGACCAGACTACTTTGACTCAGAATCAAATATTTGGATACTTGAGGTAGTGCTAAGCCATTTTGCACAATATAAATCACCCCCAACTAAAGATGTACTCAAAGTTCGAATAACAGATATAACAGACGATGTTTTAAAAACTGCTATATTAGAACATCTCAAAGACATATTCCGTTATATGGAGTCATCAGATCTGGATTTTGTTAAACAAGAAATATTAAAATTCTGTAAAAATCAAGAGATTAAGCATGCAATACAAGATTCTGTACAACTTTTACAAAACGGCAATTATGATCAAATAAAAGAAAAAATTGACGCTGCAATGAAAGCAGGAGCTGATACTGATATCGGCCATGAGTACAAAAAATCAGTGATATCTCGTTACAATGAAGCGTCTAGAAATACAGTACCATCAGGGTGGGATGTTGTTGACGATTTAATGGACGGAGGATTAGCAGATGGAGAATTAGGAGTAGTAATGGCACCTGCAGGAATTGGGAAATCATGGCTCTTAATTAATATAGGAGCAAACGCACTTAAACGAGGTAAAAATGTAATCCATTATACTTTAGAATTAAATCAAGACTATGTAGGTCAGCGGTATGATTCTGTAATTACCGGAATAGGAGCTCAAAATCTGAAACATCATATTAGTGAAATTGAAGATAAAGTAGAATCAATTCCTGGTGAATTAATTATTAAATATTTTCCTACTAAATCAGTTGGAATTATGGGGTTAAAAGCTCATATCGAAAAAACTATAATATTAGGTGCGAAACCAGATCTTGTAATTGTAGATTATGCCGATCTTCTAAAAGTTAATAATAAAAAAGACAAACACGAAGCATTGGAAGACTTATATGAAGAACTTCGAGGTATGGCTGGAGAATATGGACTACCAGTTTGGACCGCTTCTCAAGCTGGCAGATCTGCACTCGAAGAAGATATTATCGAAGCCGATAAAATTGCATCGTCATATGGAAAGGTGATGGTAGCTGATTTTTTAATGTCATTGGCTCGTAAAGTTGAGGATAAGCTATCTGGTACGGGTAGGGGACATGTTATAAAAAATCGATTTGGACCTGATGGAATTACACTTCCTAGTAAAATTAACACAAATAACGGACAATTTCAATTTTTTGAACCGCAGACATCACAAGGAAAACAGACGTCAAAACAAATGAAAACTGGAGAGACATTAGTTAAGAAAAATCTTGCGCAAAAGTTTCAAGATTTAGGAGGATCATTGGGTTAGCGTTATATTTATATTAAACTTAAAGGGCCGGGTAATACCGATCCTTTTTTCATCTATAAACAAAAAATAAATTTATTAAAAAGAAACATGGACATTTCAACTAAAATTTTATCAGACATTACAGTGTATATGAAATATGCAAAGTATTTACCCGAATTAAGTCGCCGGGAAACGTGGGAAGAGTTAGTAACTCGTAACAAAAATATGCACATTAAAAAATATCCAAAATTAACAGATGAAATCAATGATGTATATAAATTAGTATATGATAAAAAAATTCTTCCATCAATGCGTAGTTTACAATTTGGCGGTAAACCAATTGAAATTTCGCCAAATCGGGTGTATAATTGTGCATATTTGCCAATTGACGACTATCGAGCATTCGGAGAGACTATGTTTTTATTATTAGGTGGTACGGGAGTAGGTTATTCTGTACAACAACATCATGTAGAAAAATTACCAGATATAATAAAACCAAATCTAAATAGAACGAGACGGTTCTTGATTGCAGACTCAATCGAAGGATGGGCAGACGCAGTAAAAGCTCTAATTAAGAGTTATTTTACTGGAACATCAAAACTCAAATTTGATTTTTCGGATATTAGAGCAAAAGGTGCTAGACTAATTACATCAGGTGGCAAAGCTCCAGGACCACAACCTTTAAAGGAATGTTTAATTAAGATACAAGGTATTTTAGATTCTAAGGATAATGGAGACAAATTATCTCCAATTGAAGTTCACGACATTGTATGTCATATAGCAGATGCAGTACTAGCAGGAGGTATTAGACGAGCTGCTCTAATTTCCCTATTCAGTGCAGACGATGAAGATATGATTTCTTGTAAGTCTGGTAATTGGTGGGAAATTAACCCACAAAGAGGAAGAGCAAATAATTCTGCAGTATTGATGAGACATAAGATTACTAGAGAATTCTTTATGGATTTATGGAAACGAATTGAACTATCAAATGCTGGTGAACCAGGAACATATCTAACAAATGATAAAGATTGGGGAACCAACCCTTGTTGTGAAATCGCGTTACGTCCATTTCAATTTTGTAATTTATGTGAAGTAAATGCATCGGATATCAAATCACAAGAAGATTTCGAACATAGAGTCCGCGCAGCTGCATTTATAGGTACCTTACAAGCAGGATATACTGACTTCCATTATCTTAGGCCCATATGGAAAAGAACCACGGAAAAAGATGCTTTAATCGGGGTATCTATGACAGGCATCGGGTCTGGAACTGTATTAAAATATGACATGACATCAGCAGCTGAAGTTGTTAAACAAGAAAATGCCCGGGTTGCTAAATTAATTGGTATTAATAAGTCTGCTCGTACAACTACTGTGAAACCAGCTGGAACGACATCGTTGGCATTAGGTACAAGTTCAGGAATACATGCATGGCATAATGATTACTATATTAGAAGAATTCGCGTAGGAAAAAATGAAGCAATTTATACATATTTATCAATTAATCACCCAGAGTTAATTGAAGATGAATATTTTAGACCACATGATACTGCAGTAATTTCAATACCACAAAAAGCACCAGCTGGTGCGATTATGAGAACCGAAACACCAATTGAATTGTTAGAGCGTATAAAGAAAGTGCACTTAGAATGGGTTAAGCCGGGACATCTCGATGGAAATAATACTCATAACGTTTCGGCAACTATATCATTAAAACCAGATGAGTGGGATATTGCATCAGAATGGATGTGGGAGAATAGAAATCATTATAATGGGTTATCAGTATTACCATATAACGGCGGAACATATATCCAAGCTCCATTCGAAGACTGTACGGAAGAACAATATAATGAGATGATGAAATCATTGAATTCTATAGATTTATCGAAAGTAATTGAATTAGACGACAATACCGACTTATCCGGTGAGTTAGCCTGCGCAGGAAATGCATGTGAAATTGTTTAAATACCAATGAAATAATTTTGGATTATAATAATAATTTCATATTATATATATAATATTTTTATTAACAAAAACAAATAAATATGAACAAACAAGAGTTATTTGATCAGATGTCTGAATTTTGGAATTCATTTGTATCTGAACACCATGGTACAACAAAAAAATCTCAACAACAAGCTCGAAAGGCAGTTGGAGAATTAAAAAAACTAATTACACCTTACCGGAAAGCATCTGTAGAAGAAAGCAAGTAAATGATACGGAATTTGGGAACAGATTGGATTTATCAACAGTATGTGAAGGAGTTTGGAAACAAGCTCCTTCCTTCTGATTTTTATTATGACAAAGAAGGCCGAAGAGTAATGACTTCAACATATCATATACGAAGAGGGTCATGCTGTGGTAACGGATGTATGAATTGTCCGTATGAGCCTGCACATGAAAAGGGCAATACTACACTGAATGATATTTATTAATAAAATAAATAATGATATTAGAAGGCATACGATATGAAGATAACGAAATAATATTTGATTTTTCGGAAGATAATCCGGATGATATTATTCCATTAAAACTTCAGAAATATAATAAGAAATTTGTAAGCATGAACAACATACCAACGTATTATGCTTATCGAATTAATCCGGTATATAAAGGATCTATACAAAGTGATCCTAGAATTTCAACGATTCGGGATGCAATCAAAAATGTTAATATAAATCAAGGCGATTTTACTCAGCTGATAACAAAAGCATTTATAAATTTCGATCAAAATATAGTCAATATATCATCATATGACTTAATAGTATTACCACAATCATCATCGCCACTATTGACTCAAGTTGTCAACTCATTGGGCAGAAAATACGGTACAGCTGTAGAAGTAATTGACTCTGCATTTGTAAAAAATAAGATAACTGATATTACAGTTGATCCTCAGATCATTCAGCAAATTCGCACAAAACATGGCGACAAAAAGGCTAATTATATCGCAAATCGATATGAAAAATTAATAAAATCTGCAGAAGTAAACGGGGAATTTAAAATGAAGAAAATTCCTACATCAATGGGGTTCCGTCGTGGCATTACCAATTTTCTTCATATTAATAATAATCGAGAAGATGCCATATTTAAACAAGTATATGGAGGAAATGTTTTAATAATTGATGATATTATTACTAGTGGTACAACTATGGTTGAAATGGCCCGACTGTTAGAAGACTTAGGAGCAAATGAAGTTAATGCATTTGGTATACTAGGATTACGATAATATCTAAACTTTATTTGGAAAATAATTAAAAAATTCATATAATTAATATATGAAAGTTGCAGTAATCGGAAGTAGAACATTTAAAGATACACAGTTATTAGAATCTATATTAACTGAATATAAAACTAAAATTACATGTATTATATCCGGCGGCGCCAATGGAGCAGATCAATTAGCTGAAGCATGGGCAAATAATAACGATATTGTTACTATGATATTTAAACCAGACTGGAAAATGCATGGTAGAGCAGCGGGAGTAATTCGAAATCAAGACATCATACAAAATTGTGACATATGTATTGCATTTTGGGATGGTACATCAAAAGGTACTTCTAATTCTATTTCCTTGTGTAAAAAATATAATAAACCGGTTACAATTATTAATTTTAAATAAAATTTTGAAAATAAATTAATATATTTTATATTAATAATATAATAAGTTACATGACAGACAAACAACGAAAAAACTTAGAGATAGTTAACGCTGGGTTTGCCAATGGCATATCAACCCAGCTGGCAAATAAACAAGCTATATTCGGTGCAGATGCTAGATTAACCACAGAAGAAAAACAATCTATTATTGACGACGCTGCATTTCATTATGGAGAATTTCTTCGAGCATTAGGAGTAGAGTGGGAACAAGATCCAAACTCAGACAATACGCCTCGCAGAGTTGCTAAAGCATATGTTAATGATTTATGGCGCGGTCGTTATGAGCCAATGTCAGATATTACTTCGTTTCCGAGTGACGGATATGATGGTATTGTGTTCGAAGGAGGAATTCCATTAACATCAATGTGTAGCCATCATCATCAAACCGTCGAGGGATTGTGCCACATTGCATATATTCCAGCAGAAAAAGGAAATGTAGTTGGGCTAAGTAAATTGAATCGCGTTGTTGAACATTTCGGCCGAAGAGGTGCAATACAAGAACAATTAACAGTTGCAATTCAACATGCTGTCAATGAACTTATTTCAGACAATAAAGGAGTTGCTGTAATGATCGAAGCAACACACAATTGTGTATCTTGTAGAGGTGTTAAGCACCGTGGAGCTTCAATGAAAACTGCAAAATTATCCGGGGCATTCTTAGACGATGGTAATGCTCGATCAGAATTTTATCAATTTATCAAAGGTTATAATTAATATGGCAAAATTTACATCAACAAAACTATTTGACGGTTACTCTACATGTTTCCGACAATGGCGCGCAGATGGCACACATTGCAAATATCTACATGGCTACGCGGTATCATTTAGAGTATGGTTTGCGGGAGAATTAGATCACAGAAACTGGATATTTGACTTCGGTGGAATGAAACGTGCGAAAACAAAAATTCACGGTATGGCCCCAAAAGACTATTTTACATATCTTTTAGATCATACAACAGTTGTAGCAGAAGATGATCCACATTTACCACAATTCAAGCAAATGGATCAAGATGGTATTATTCAACTTAGAATCCTCCCAGCTGTAGGATGTGAAAGGTTTGCGGAGTATTTATTTAATACAATAAATAATTTCTTAAAAGAAGAAACAAATGGCAGAGTTAAAGCGATTAAAGTAGAAGTATACGAACACGACCGTAATTCAGCAAGTTATGAAGAATAATGAAATATATATGTCACTGTATGATTATCTAGGTAAATCATCTAGAGACAGTGGACTAGGCAAAGAAGTGACTAAAACTGCAATAGAACAAGGTATTAAGATTAAATATAGATTATTACCAGCTGAGTCTCAAACACCTGAATATAAATATGTACACACATATCCAATATCATTTTTAAATGAATATTTTTCTAATAATACCGAACTAGCAAACAATACATTGTTACGAGTTAATGCATTGAAGCCATTAATGGATAGAATCAATGCATTAGAAGAAAAAATTAATCAGCTAATGCAAAATTATCATTATGATACCAATAATTATAATCGAAATAATGAATCAGACATTGATGAACTGCCATTCTAAATACGAAATAAATAATTACTAAAATATAAATATGAACAAATTGTTAGATTATAATAAAACTTTGCCTGTTGTTGAAGTATATCCATGTGTACAATCAGAAGGTAGTCGACAAGGTATGCCTACAATTGCAATTCGCACTACAGGGTGCACACATCGGTGTTATTTTGGCGAAGGGGGCTGGTGCGATTCATGGTACACGAGTATTCATCCAGAAAAAGGCACATTTACATTCAATGATATAATCAAAATATATAATGACAATCCGCATATAAAAGAAATGATGTTAACTGGTGGATCTCCTACTATGCATTCAGGGTTAGTAAATGAGTTAGTTAACTTTGCATCTGAACGAGGCATAGTGGTAACAATAGAAACAGAAGGAAGTCATTTTATTGAAACAGATATACCAATTGACTTAATTTCATTATCTCCGAAATTTTCAAATACTATACCAAAATTAGGAGTAGCAACCCCTGCAGGTAAAGAAACAACCCAACGGATGATAGATCAACACAATAAATTCAGATTAAATCATACGACAATAAAACAAATGATTGAATATCACCATGATTATCATTATAAACCTGTTTGGGATGGGACTGAATATAATCTTAAAGAAATTGAAGAATTTAGAGTATTACATAACATACCGAAGTCAAAAACATGGATTATGCCAGCTGGGGATCGTAGAGAAGAATTAATTAAAATATATCCAAAAACAATTGAAATGTGCACTAAACACGGATATAATTTTACCGGACGTGAACATATAATGGCATATAACACAGAAAGAGGAGTTTAATTATGAATTGGATATCAACGACTACATTTGGTGAATATCAAATTAATTATGAGATTACAAGATGAAACAATTTTTATATTTTAGTGCCACGTGGTGTGGTCCGTGCAAACAATATAAGTCGGTAATATTACAATTACAATCGCAAGTTAAATTTATACATTACGATGTTAATCAATATCCAGACAAAGTAGAACAGTATGGAATACGCAATGTTCCTACTATGGTTCTAATTGTAAATGGACAAGAAAAAATTAGATTCACCGGAGTAAAATCTGCAGATGAATTATTACAAATATATAATAGTTATTAATTTAAAAAACAAAAAGTTATGAACATGACCCCATATGGAGATTTAGTTCTTTTAAAAGAACGCGAACAAGTTAAAAAATCAAGCACGATTATCATGTTGCCAGATGCTGATGGCGATTATGTGTATGCAGATGTAATAAAAGTAGGCCCAGGATTATATACACATAATGGAGTAAAAATTCCAATGATAGTTAAACCTGGAGACTCTGTAATGCTTCACAAAAGCAATGCAGGAGATCAAAAGAAAATTGTATTAGAAGAAACAGAATATTTATTAATTCGCGAATCTGAATTATTAATGACATCGGAATCTGTATAATATGTGGATAGAACTACTCGGTTGGGTTAGCACGGTGCTGGTTTTATTTGGATTTATATTAAATTCATCACAAAGATTAGTACCTGCTATAATTGCTTGGATAATTGGAGACACGGGCTGGATTATATATGATATTTTTATAACTAATTATAGTCATATGTTTCTTAGTTTTATTATAATAACAATCAATATATACGGAATATACAATGTATCAAAACATCGCATACCACAAAAAGACTAATACAATTCATTTATGGGATGATGAAATTGGATATAAAAAATACAATTTTAAGCCATATGGTTATCTACCTGATGAGTCAGGTCAATACAAAACATTGGACGGTATAAAGCTGAAACGTGTCAATGGCAACATTAAAAATGATCCAAACTCATATGAATCAGATCTAAATGAAGAAATGAGAACACTGATCGATGTATATTATGAATCGGATTTAGCATCAAATTCACATCGAGAATTATTTTTTGATATTGAAACTGCTAAAGACGAAAATGGATATTCTACACCAGACGATGTTCGCACAGAAATAAATGCAATTGCTTATTATGATAAACAACAAAATGATCGGCGAGTATTACTTCTAGACTCTAATAATGTTTTAAATCATGATACATATCAAGGCGATGGATATAAAATCGAAGTATTCGATACAGAACAATCACTATTAACAAGGTTTTTAAACATATGGTCAAATATAGCTCCAACAATAGTAACAGGATGGAATAGTGACGGGTATGATATTCCATATTTAATAAATAGGTGTAAGCGAGTATTAGGTAAACAGTCAATTGACTCATTGTCTCCGGTAGGAATTGTAGAGTGGAACAAACACAAGGGGCAATATAAAATTTACGGAGTTTCTAGTTTAGACTACATTAAATTATATAAGAATTTTACGTATAGTGAATTGCCAAATTACCGATTAGATACAGTCGCAAAAACTGAATTGGGCCGAGGAAAAGTAGAATATAACGGAGATTTAGATGAATTGTTCCGAGAAGATATTCACAAATTTGCATGGTACAACATGACTGATGTGGATTTGGTTGCTGATTTAGATGAAAAATTACAATTATTGAATTTGGCTCGAACTATATGTCATAAAGGCCACGTACCATATGAAGATGTATATTACGCATCTAAATATCTAGATGGAGCGGCAATCGTAGATTTAAAACGTAACGGATACGTTGCTCCCAATAAACAATTTAGATTCATAGAAGATGAAACGCCACAGGATGCATTAGCCGGAGCATATGTTATGCCACCGGTACCAGGGTTATATAAATGGATATATGATTTAGACTTAACATCATTATATCCTAGTATTATCATGAGTTTGAATATTTCACCGGAAACTAAAGTAGGAGTAGTTCGAAATTGGAATCAAGAACAAATGTTAAGTAAAGACCCATTTGATGTTGCAGTTAGCGACGGTAATACATCAATCGATGTGAAAGATTTTAAGAAATGGCTTCGTGAAACAAAGTCTACCGTAGCTAGCAATGGAGCTATATATTCTACCAAGAAAAAAGGTTTTCTGCCTGCTATTTTGGAAAAATGGTTTGATGAACGAGTTGAATTTAAGAACAAGCGTGATGAATACGAAGTAGGGTCAGAACAATACAAATTTTATGATGCCATGCAGCTCACACAGAAAGTGTTGCTTAATTCATTTTACGGAGTATTAGGACTCAAAACATTCCGGTTTCATGATCTTGACAATGCAGGTGCTATCACCGCAACAGGACAGAGCATTATTAAATTCTCATCAAAAGTAATTAATAAATACTATGAAAAAGAAATAACAGAACGAGATCGATTGCACGAAATACATCTTGAAGATGGTACAGTTAAAAAATATAAAGGCTGGGATGACGTAAAAACGCAACGTGGTATCGTTAAAGTTTGTAATTTAAAGGAAACCGATGAAATTATTTAGTGTATCTGTATAGTTTCAGTATCCGTATATATATTTATATTAAAAGGACATTATGGATAAAGTAGAATGTTTAATATGTAATAAAAAATTCAAACGAATTACAACAACACATTTACGCCATGTGCATGGAATATCATATGATGAATATTTTAAATTATTTCCGGATGCAATTATAGAAACGCCTGCAATAACTCAAAAAAGAAAACAAACATTAGAAAATATGATTTTGAGATACGGGGTTGATACAGGAACACAAAAATGGAATGAATATATTTCAAAGCAAGCTGAGACAAATACATACGAATATAAAAGAAAAAAATATGGGTGGACTAAAGATGAATTTAATGAATACAATAAATCGAGAAGTCATAGTGGCTCATCAAACGGAAATTATGGCCGGGGCTTTTATAAAATTTGGGTAGAAAAATATGGAAAGGAGGTTGCAGATAAAAAGTTAAACGAGTTTAAAGAAAAAATATCGATTGCTAACACAGGCCGATCAGTTAATTTTTCAAAACAAGCATTGCAAAACATGCGAGAAGGGGCAATTGAACGTGTTAAAAGACAAGGCGGACTGTTCATTTCATATAATCCAAATTCAATACCAATCATCGAAGAATATGGAAAACTTCGCGGATATAACTTCCAACACGCTGAAAATGGCGGAGAATATAATGTTTGTGGTTATTTTGTCGATGGATATGATAAAGAAAAAAATGTTGTAATTGAATATGATGAAAAACATCATTTTACTAAAAATGGAGTATTAAAAGACCGAGATGTTATACGGCAACAAGATATAATGAATGAGTTAAGTTGTAAATTCATTCGTATAAATTATAAAGGAGAAATAACAGAATATGAAAATTAAAAAAATTATAAAAGGGAATGTCGGTGTGGATACGAGTCACTTTATCAATGCAACAGGTGGTAAAGCAGAGTACTCGTTTTACACCGACACGTGACGGATTCGACATTTGTTTCTAGTTTACCACTCATAGAAAAACGGCATCCGGGATTTGATGAAACAGATGAACAATTCATGATTGACAAAACTAATGATATTGCATCTGAAATACAAAGCCACGTTAATGCAATGTATGATCAGTATGCTGTGGTATTTCATAACACTGCCACACATCGCTGGCAAATTAAACAAGAATATGTTGCAAAGTCAGGTTTATGGATAGCTAAGAAGCGGTATGCGCAGTGGGTTATATTTAAAGAAGGAAAGCCAACCAATAAACTAGATATAAAAGGATTAGACGTAGTTAGGTCAAGTTTTCCGGCTGATTTTAAAAAGATTATGACTGAAACTTTATGGATGATACTCAAACAAGTAGACAAACAAACTACGTCTGATTTAATTTTAAAGTTCAAAGATAACATTCATGATTCTGATATATTAAATGTAATGAAGAATACCGGAGTAAAAGAAATAAGCAAATATACAAAAAACCGCAATCCGTTTACTGGTTATATAACAGGTACGCCAATTCATGTAAAATCTGCAATTAATTTTAATGATTTAATTAATAAATTTAATATACGAAACTGCACCACAATAACAAATGGCGAAAAAATTAAATGGGCATATTTGAAAAATAACCCATATGGATTCGACACGATGGCTTTACGAGGACACGAAGACCCCACAGAGATAATAGAATTTGTTGAAACATATATAGATCGAGACAAAATCTTCGATCGGGAACTAAGAGGCAAATTAGATGACTTTTATTCGGCAATGAACTGGGGAATATTACCACAAAACAACAATATGGGAAAATTCTTTAAATTTTAACATTAAAAGTTACTTGTATATATTTATTATAAATAATTTGTTTAAATAAAGAAAATCTTAAATGAAAAACATTAAAATGAAAGAATTGCTAGCAGAAAATATGAGAAGATTCGGTACCAAGAATCTGATGCCACTACATGAATCTGCACTAAGCGATGACGATATTCTTGACATTATCTTAACATACACCAAAGATCCAGACGATGCCCAAGCAGCTCTAGAATCATATCGAGAAACTGGAAATTTTGGTGATGACACAATTGAATCCAATGTGACTCAAGATCCAAGGTGGACTTCTGATACTGATAAACGCAATGAATCTGTAACTATTACCAGAGCATTATTCGAGGATTTAGTAGCAACGATTTCAAACCTTCCTATAACTGAAGTTGAAAAAATGAGTGATATGGAAAAAGAAAACATACTTTTAGATTTTTCAGACGATACCAAGCTAAAGAAGAGTAAGTTTTATCGATAGAGTAGAAAAAATCGAGCAATTATAAATAAATAAAAAAATAGAGCCCGATCGGCAAAGTTTAAAAAAGGTATTAATAATTATTTTATTATATATCCAAAAATGCTAACATATGTTAGCATTTTTTTACTGTTTAATTTGGATGTATCTGTATTATTTATTATAATAAATAAAAAATAAAGTTATGCCAAGTTTTGAAGTATACGACAACGTTTATCTAGAGACAGATATACATGTTGATGAGTTTTTAAATGAATGTAGCGAAGATGACATTAAAGAAATTATTCAATATCTTATAGATAATAACATTATATCTGAAGATAGGAAAACGGATTTTGCAAATTTATCATTTGATGAGGAACAACTACATAAAAATCTTGATAAAATAAAAAATAATTATCATTTTTTATCAAATGAAGATGAAGAAACAATTAAACGAATAGCAAATAAATTATAATATGTACGGAAAAAGGCAATGGCGTGGCTTAGAAGTCGAAGGCCGGTATGCAGATATCATGACTTTCTTTGTTAGAGAATTAATTGATGATAAATTATCAGTAAAATCATTTAATGAATATCCACATTATTATTTTACTATTGAATATATGAAGAAAATTTCTACAAATAATCAATATATTAATATTATCAGAGAAATATTAGATACAACCAATTGTGCCGTTACAATTGAAGCCAATACAGCCACTTTAAAGAACATTCCTGTGGATCTTGTTAATAGATGTCATATTATATATCGAATAGCAGACGATGCAGTACAAGTGCTAAAAGACACCGATACGATATCAATTGACGCCGGGTGGTATCGAGTAGCACAAATAACCAAATGTAACATGATGCATATTAACCCAGATAATTATAAATTTGATGAAGAATTATAATTTTTCAAAAAGTAATAACAGCCAAGTTCAACAAAAAGCCGAACAACTATTTTTAGATTTTTATACAGTTGAATTAGAGGATATGACGCATCTAGATAAAGATGCTGCAATAGAATGTGCATTAATAGCAGTTAACGAAATTATTGCAATAACCCGATCTTCTTTTTGGTACCGTGTTCGAGAAGCATTAAACAAAATGTAAATATAAATTTAAATGAATAATATTATAACAAATGAAATATTCAGTAGTAGTAACATTTAGTATGGAAGGATTTCATAATTGGCCAGAAGCTAAAGATGTATTTCCCGAAGTAGCATTCCTGTCAGATAGACATAGACATCAATTTGGATTTCGTTGTTATGCAAAAGTATCTCACACTGACAGAGACGAAGAATTTATCTTAATGCAACGAAGATTAAAAAAACAACTCAGAACTAATTTTGGTGGTAATATACTTGAATTTGGCAGAATGAGTTGTGAAGACATTGGAGAATGGTTGCTAGAAAACAATGACAATTTATATCGGGTAGAAGTATTCGAAGATTGGGAAAATGGCGCAATCATTGAACGAGATTAGGTTGGATAAAAATTATTATTTTCTTATAATAAGTTATGACAAATAAAGACATTAGAACAGTATGGTATTTTTCGCTAGAACCACTCAAAGCCAGATACACATATCAATTATCAAAAGAGTGGATGCCGGCAACATTTGCCCCATATGAGAAAGCTAATAAACTAAAATTTGTTGATGTTCCAGGAGAATTTGATCCAGATCAGCAAATTAAAGTAGGCGCAGTATTAGATGCAGTCGGTCGAGGTAAGTTTGCTATGAGTCAATGTAGCAATTTCTTGGACATGTTGAATAACGATTTAGTTAAAGACGGAGATGTGTTATTTCTGCAAGACTATTGGCATCCTGGTATTGAATCTATATTATATGCATTAGACTTATATGGTATCAATGTTAAAATATATGCAATGCTCCACGCACAATCAGTAGATGAATATGATTTCACATGGCCCATGCGAAATTGGATGCGAGGCTTTGAATTAGGTTTAGATCAGAGAATGGCTGGTATATTTGTCGGTTCGACAATTCATAAAGAACAATTAAGAGCAGCAGGATTTAAAGCCCCAATTCATGTAGTTTCATTGCCATTACATAAAGAGTTAACTAAGCAGAAGTTACCTGGGTATAAAGAGCATTCGCTACGAAAAGAAAATTATGTAGTATATTCAAGTCGTCTAGACAAAGAAAAGAATCCATTCTTCATGATAGAAGTTGCAGAACAATTCTTAGATGAAAATGAATTATGGGAATGGCACGTAACAACATCCGGTCAGAGTTTTAAATCAATGTTGCCGGGAGCTATAGAGGCATTAGAAACACTGGCTAAAAAACAACCTAGATTCAAATTATTAAATAATTTAACGAAAGAACAATATTATAATGAATTAGCATTAGCGAAAATTCAATTTAATAGTTCATTGCAGGACTATGTGTCATGGACAGTGTTAGAGTCAACTACATTTGGCTGTGAATTAGTATTTCCAGACTTCAGATCATTTCCAGAATTTATTCCTCAGAATAAATTATATAAACCATTCAATGTCAAATCAGCATTACATACTTTAAATAATGTTAAAACTACAAACAGATCTGGCATTTATTATAATTTTCCTGACATATCAGATTTAGGTAGACGAATGGAAGCATATATTATTTCCAATGACATTACGCAAGAGTTAAATGTATGGCATGAGTCTGCATATTGTACGCATTTATTAAATACACAAGGAATACATGAATAAAAAAGACTTTTTATACATTCCATCATTGTCAGCTGGTTCTATGGTGTCAGCTTTCAAGAAAAATACTAAATTTTCAGATGGAACTACAATGCGATTTTTCTCAAAAGAATATCCAGAACAATGGCGCCATCCATATTTCCTAGTAACCGCCGGCCATCATTATAAGAAAATGGATTTCCGTCAACAGTTAGGATTAGATGACGGTACATTTGTATTCGGAGACTCTGGTGGATTCCAAATTGCAACTGGTGCACTAAAATGGGATGGGACTATCAGAGAAAAGATATTTCATTGGTTAGAAGCTAATAGTGACGTAGCAGCTAATTTAGATATACCGCCTCGAGTAACATTTGAAAATCGATTCAATGATGCAATGGATATATCATTTGATAATTTTAAATGGTTTGAAAAACATCAATCAGGTAAAACTAAATTTCTCAACGTAATACAAGGAACATTTAATGAAGAATATTCTACTTGGTATCATAAATTCAAAGATTTTGATTTTAACGGCTGGTGTATAGGCGGTCCTAAGAAATTAGTAGATTTCATGTATGTGATTGCACTCATGCTGCAAGAAAGAGAATTCGAAAAGAACCATGTACAATACATACATTTATTGGGCATTTCAAAGATATCTGATTTCTTTATTCTAGGAACTATACAGCATTTATTAAACGGATTAACTGGTGGTAGAGTGCAGCTTATGTCAGATTCGTCTTCTCCGGGCCAATATCCAGTATTTGGTACATATTTGCATTCAAGTAATTACAAGACACAGACATTTACGGAATTATATTTTCCTAAAAATGCAGAGTATCGCCGAAAAACTCATATCAAACAAGGTAAAGAAGGAATTGTTGATATCGATAAAACTAAACATGTTGCGTGTAGTATTGAATGTCCAGCATGTAATGATTTTACATATGAATACCTAGGAGGCCAGACGTCAACTGGTTTAGACAGATATTCACAAGAAGGTATGCCTAGAATGGTAGTTCATAACGTGCACATATACTGTGAAATGGTTAAGGATATCAATAAATTAACCGAGCACCATGTAGAGTTACTAGAAACAGTATTACCGAAAAATCTTTACGATGTTATATTATCATTGCATGAAATGTTTGCATCGCCGGATGACGCAATGAAAGTATATTCAACATATAAAAAGACTTATAAGAAATTCGGCGGCGATTCAATATCAACTACCGATGCAAATAAATTCAACGAATTCTTTAAATTTTAAATAGAAATAACATGCAAAAAACAAATTTATTAAATTTTATTAACCGATATTACTTAGGAGGGAACTGCGAATCAGTAAAATTGGATATGACCAATGATAGTATTCATTGTGAATTAATCGACGAAGATCAAACTGTAGTTGGGAAATTAAATTGGAAAACATCACCATTTTCAAGCGGAGAAATTGGAATTAATCATACTGGCGGGTTAATAAAAATGTTGTCAGCAGTTGGAGATGACATTGATATTAAAATTCAAGAGTCGCAAGGCAAAAATTATGCAATGGAGATAAAAGAAGGCTCTACTAAATTAACATTTATGTTAGCAGATACATCGGTTATTCCAAATGTGCCTACTATTAACCAAGAGCCTCCATATGAAGTAGAAATTCCAATTGATTCGGATTTTACTAATAAATTTATCAAAGCAAAAAATGCATTACCAGATTCAAGAAATTTTGCAGTACAAGTTAAAAATGGTGTGATAAAGTTTATTATTAATTATAGCACGATTAATTCTGATAATGTAACATTTGAAGTAGGCAAATCAACTAATGATTTAGACACAATTTGTTTCTCTGCGGATAAACTAAAAGAAGTACTAATTGCAAATAAAGGAGCAATTGGTAAAATGCACATTTCATCACAAGGTTTAGCAAGAATTGAATTTACAGATTCTGAATTCGATGCAACATATTGGTTGGTTCAATTACAAAATTAAAATATGCAAATACAAGTTATAAATTCATCAATATACGACTTACCTAGATATGAAACAATTAGATCTGCTGGAGTCGATGTACGATGTTCTGAAAAATGGGATACTGAGATTCCACCAGGTGGAACTGCATTGGTTGGTACTGGATTAGCTGTATCAATACCATCAGGATATGAAATACAGGTACGGCCTAGAAGTGGTCTTGCACTTAAATATGGCGTAACTGTATTAAATAGTCCAGGTACGATTGACGCAGATTATCGCGGTGAAATTAAAGTAATATTAATTAATCATGGTAAAGACATATTCACAATCAAACCCGGAGATCGAATAGGACAATTGGTATTAAATAAAGTAGAACAAATCGAATGGATGCCTGTGTCTGAGCTAGATAGTACTAGAAGAGGCAAAGGCGGATTCGGATCAACAGGAAAATAATGATAGACAAAACAAAAGAACATGATTTATGGGTAGAAGCATTTCGTCCTTCTACATTAGACGGATATATAGGCAACGAACATGTAATAGATAAAGCAAAACTTTGGATTGAATCGGGAGAATTACCACATTTATTATTTCACGGTCCAGCTGGAACCGGTAAAACAACGTTAGCAAAGATATTAGCAAACTCTGTTGATTCACAAATCATGTATATTAATGCATCGGATGAAAATTCAGTAGATATAGTTAGAGATAAAATAAAAAGATTTGCTAGTAGCGTAGGATTTAATCGATGGAAAATAATCATATTAGATGAGTTTGATTATATGACCCCCAATGCAATGGCAACACTTCGTAACTTAATGGAAACATATAGTAAATCAGCAAGATTTATTTTAACTTGTAACTATATAGAAAAGGTTATTGATCCAATACAAAGTAGATGTCAGGTATTTGGTATCACACCACCTAATAAAACAGATGTTGCTAAACGACTAGTAACAGTGTTAGAACAAAAAAATATTGAATATGATATAAAAGATGTAGCATCCATCATCAATGCATCATATCCAGATGTTCGGAGAGCAATTAATTCAGCTCAAAGTCATGTAGTAAAAGGTAAACTAATATTAGATAAAAGTAGTATTATCCAATCAAATTACATGACTAAGATATTAGAAATATTAAAGAATTTAAAAGATAAAAAATTAGCATTCACTGAAATACGACAAATAATAGCGAATAGTAAAGTCAAAGATTTTACTGCATTATTTACATTTTTATATGACAATCTAGATGAATTTGCTGTCGGTCATATAGGCCCTGTTATATTAATAATCGCCGAATGTCAATATACAGACGTCCATGTAGTCGATAAAGAAATTAATGCAATGTCAATGTTTGTTAAATTAATAAATGAATTGTAATTATGGGTAAAGAATTTAATATGGGCAAAAAGTTTAAACAAGATGCAATGAACTCAGCAACGCCCAGTGATTTACAAACTATATCATGTCCAGAATGTGGTAGTATTTACTTTCGACAAGTATTAATTATTAATAAAATATCTAAATTTATAACCGGAGAATCTGCAGATCAATTAATGCCAGTCCCATCTTTTCGGTGTGACGATTGCGGACATGTTCCGGAAGAATTTCGACCAGTAAAGCCTAAATCAAAATAATAATATCAAATAATATAATAATATGAAAAAAAAATCTTCAGGAGCATCGATATTTGACTTTATTAATGGCGTTACTAGCAAGAAAAAAGAATGGACTAGTTGGTCTAGCAGTGACCAGAAAAGATTTGCCCCATATATTTTTAACAGATGGCTTTCGATGAGAATGGAATTAACTGAATTTGTAAATGATTTACAAAAATATACAATTGGTCAATTGCGACCTTCGGAAACATATCGATTATATCACGACTTTTTACCGTCACACAAAGGTTTTGCAAAATATATCAAAGGCAAAAAACAAGATAAATACACAAAAGAGCTGATAGACCAAGTAGCTGAACATTATCAAGTATCAAAACAAGAAGCAATAGAATATATCGATTTGATGGATTTGCATAGTTGTGATGTGTTAATATCAAAATATGGATATACTGACAAAGAAAAGAAAACTATATTAAAAGGAATACAATGAGCGACACAATAAACACACAATCACATTATCAAGGCCCATATTCTTTATATAAATTTGCTGAAGATTTTAAACTCAATAGTTATGAATTTGACATTATAAAGCGAATTGTGAGATGTCGGCATAAAGGATCATTTGAAGATGATTTAAATAAAACCAAAGATTTAATTAATATATATCTTACTGAAACATACGACATGCATACCGAGTTGAACCAGACTAATAAATCTCATAAATCTAAATAATTTATTATAATACCAGTACATTGGCTTTGAATGATAACATTATCGTTATCATTTTTTATTGGCCAATTGGATAATATAAACTATTTTATTATATTATAATCATGAAAGAAGGATATATAAACCCAATATACAAATTATCAACTATCGATCCGGATACCGTACCACGCCGTATATCATATTCACAGTGGTCAATGTATGAAAAGTGTCCTAAACAATATGAATTATCATATATAAAAAAGTTAGCTCCATATACCCATAATATAAATACAGTGTTCGGAACGGCATTTCATGAAACATTGCAAGAATATTTAACTGTAATGTATACTGATTCTGTAAAAGCAGCTGATTCTATAGAATTAAATAAATTACTTTTAAAAAACATGCAAACTGAATATAAATCATGTTTTGAAGAAAATGATAATATACATTTTTCTACTCCTGCAGAATTAGAAGAATATTGTGAAGATGGTATAATGATTTTAGATTGGTTCAAAAAAAGAAGGAGGCAATATTTTTCTAGCAAAGACATTGAATTAGTAGGAATTGAGCTGCAGCTATGTACCCCAGCATCAGAATTAAACAGTTCAGTTTATTGGTTTGGATTTATTGATATTGTATTACGAGATAAACGAGACAATACTATAATAATAATTGACATAAAAACTTCTAGAAATGGCTGGAATAAATATCAAAAAGCAGACAAATTAAAAGCAGCTCAATTAATTGCATATAAAAATTATTATTCAAACCAATATGGAATACCGCGTGATAATATCAATATTGAATTTTTTGTAGTTAAACGTAAATTGCAAGAAGAATCAATGTTCCCACAAAAACGTATACAAGAGATAAGACCAGCGTCGGGTAAAATTACACAAAAGCGTGTTCAAAAACAAATAGACAAATTTATTGAAAGATGTTTTGATGAATCTGGAAATCGTATCGAAGATATAGAATATCTTCCAATTGCCGGAAAGGGAATGAAAAATTGCAAATATTGTTTTGCAAAAGATCGATACGATTTATGTCCAAAAGAAAACCGTATACGAGAATAATAGTATCTATAAATTTTACGAGTATTTAATAAATATATTATGGAAAATATAAAATCATTGAATAAACATCAACATAAACATTGTTATGTATATACATTTTTACAAAAACATAAATATGGGCCTCACCACGAACAAATACCATATAATTTATTAACTGATATATCAGGCCATTCAAATATACAAAATAAAAAATGGCTAGAACAAGGGTTAAGAATGGCATACGGATATCTGCCTAAATCAGTAAAATTTCAATATGACAAATATAAATGAAAATAGGACTTATAGGAAATACCAATTGGCAAAATAAAAGAAAGATACGGGATATATTATTTGAATTAAAACGTAGATTCGGGGATGATTTAATTGTAGTCGGCGGCGGCGGTAAGGAAGGTGCAAATTACATGATAAAAAAATTTGCATTGGAATTTAATATAACATATCAAGAATATAATCCATCTTTTTCTGGAAAGAATTTATATTCAATGATGCCAGAATCATATTATGGAAAAAAATATCATTTTAGTCAATTACATCACAGAATGAAATTGCTCGTTAAGAACTGCGATCGAGTTATGATTATAACTAACGAAACAAAATTAGATCCAGTTTTAAAGACTGCTTATAATGAATCAAAAAAATGTAAAATTCCGATCGTTTTATTAGGATAAAATATTTATAATAAAGTTATAAAACATAGTTTATGTCAAAGTTACAAAAAATATCAAAGAAAAAGAAAATCTTATTACTCTCAGATGATCTGCGACTTCCTAGTGGAATTGGAACTATAAGCAAAGAAATTGTATTAAATACAGTTAGTCATTATGATTGGATTCAATTGGGAGCTGCACAAGAACACCCGGAAAAAGGTAAAGGTGTTGATTTATCTCAACAAATACAAAAAGAAACGGGTATCGTAGATGCCGATGTTAAAATTGTACCGTGGAGTGGGTATGGTGATCGTAATATTTTAATGTCATTATTAAATGCAGAAAAACCAGACGCCATTATGCATTTCACAGATCCAAGATATTGGACGTGGTTATATGCATTGGAGCATGAAATAAAAACAACGTATAATATTCCGATTATATATTATTCAATATGGGATGATTTGCCGTATCCCATGTGGAACGCGCCATATTATGCAAGTTGTGATTTAATTATGGGAATTAGCAAACAATCTGATAATATACATCGAGAAGTACTTCAACAAAATGGTTATTCGGTATTTGATGCTGACAGTGAGTCGCCCAGGACATTAAAGTGTAATGAAACGATAACCGGGTTCGTCCCACATGGATTAAATCATAACATGTTTAAGCCGATAGATAAAAATGATGAATTATACCAAAAAATGTATAATGATATCAAAGTGAAACACGATGTAGATTTCATAGTTTTATGGAATAATCGAAATATAAGAAGGAAACAACCGGGAGATGTAATTTTAGCATTCAATGAATTTAGAAAAAGATTATCAGCTGAAGATCAAAAGCGAGTAGCATTGTTAATGCACACGACAATTGTAGATCCAAATGGTACGGATTTAAGGGCCGTTTATGAAGCAGTTGCCCCTGAATGTAAAATTATATTTTCTGAACATAAATTACCAATAGCAGAACTTAATGCATTATATAATGTAGCAGATGTTGTTGTTAACATTGCTAGCAATGAAGGATGGGGTCTAAGTTCAACCGAGGCAATGTTAGCAGGCAGACCAATTATTAATAATGTTACTGGCGGATTACAAGACCAATGCGGCTTCACAGACGAAAATGGAAAGTGGATTCAATTTGACGGTACATTTACTAGCAATCACACAAGAAAATATTCATTACATGGAAGATGGGTTCAGCCAGTATTCCCGTCAAATAGATCATTACAAGGATCACCACAGACGCCATATATATTTGACGATCGATGCAAATTCGAAGATGTTGCCCGAGCAATCTACACATGGTGGAACACTACAGCTGAATTACGAACCAAATTTGGTTTAGAAGGCCGAGAATTCTGCCTGAAACATGATTTAACTGCCGAAAAAATGGGTAAAAAGATGATCAAATTAATCGATCAATTATTTGAATATAAACCAAATGTAGCAACACCGTATACGATAGAAAATATTGAATCAACAAGTTACAAAAATATAGGAATAACACAATGAGAAATGTAATTATAGCATCGCCATTAGCAACACAGAGTGGTTACGGACACCATGCTCGAGAATTCATAACAAATGCCATGGAACTCATGGCTGATGATTGGGACATTAAATTGATATCGATGCCATGGGGGTCAACACCATTTACATACCCAATACCATTACATTGGCAACCTAAAATGATAGGGCTCCCATTAAAAGAACAGCCGGATATATGGGTACAAATAACAGTGCCCAATGAATTTCAGGCAGTTGGAAAATATAATATTGGTGTTACTGCTGGCACTGAAGGGGATGAATGTCCAGCTGAATGGATTGAAAGCATAAATAAAATGCAACTGATAATCGTTCCTAGCAATTTTACCAAAAATGTATTTGAATCAACTGCTAAAAAACATGGGTTGACGTTGCAATGCAAAATACAAGTTATTTCAGAATATTTCCGAAAAGAAGTATATAATAATAAAGATATAGAAAAATCAGTACCAGAATTAGACGATATTCAAGAATCATTTTGTTTTCTGGCAGTCGGACATTGGTTAACTGGCCAATTGGGGGAAGATCGAAAAAATTTATCAGGATTGATCTATACGTTCTTTGATACCTATAAAAATAAATCAAATACACCTGCATTAATTTTAAAAACATCAGGCGCTACATACAGTGTAACAGATAAATGGGAAATAAAACGTCGTATAACACAAATACAGCAGCTATTTAAGCATGTTAAGCTCCCTAGGGTATATCTTTTACATGGAGATTTAACAGACAGCCAAATGAATGCGTTATACAATCACAACAAAGTCAAAGCCATGGTTTCATTTCTCAAAGCAGAAGGATTTGGAAGACCATTATTAGAATTTGCAACTACAGGCAAACCAATCATGGCTCCATATTATTCAGGACCAACTGACTTTTTAAATGAAGAATTTATATGCAAATTACCTGGAGGATTAACGCCGATTCATAAATCAGCACAAAATCAATTTTTAATTGATGGTGCGAAATGGTTTACTGTTGACTACAAATATGCCGGTAAAATGTTTAAAGAAATACAAAAAAATTATAAAAAGTGGTTAACTATAGGTAAACGTCAAAGATATCATGTTAACACTAACTTCACAAAAGAAGCAATTCAAAAACAATACGAATTGGTATTTAAACAAATTGTAGTTGACACCAATTCGATACCGCATCAAATGGAATTGAAACTTCCGAAACTAGATCTACCTAAATTAAGTTTACCAAAATTAGAAAAGGTTGGAAAATAACACATATTTTTATATTATAATAAGTATAAAATAAAGGTATGACAGAAAATGAAATTAAATTATTAGGGTTTGAAAAACAAGAAGATAATGATGGAGTTACCCCATTCCATTACTATACATATAAAATAGCAAATGGTTTTGAATTTATTTCATGTGCTAATGATGAGGTAAATGAAGGTGAATGGTATGTTGATTTTTTTGATTCAGACCCAACCATCCGATTCATCCAATTTTCAGAAGTACAGACATTAATTAATATGTTAGAAAAACGTGTAATAAAATAAAAAGTTATGGAAACATTTAGCACAACCCCACCACCAAAAAGTATAACATTAGGTGATATGTTAGAGTTTTGGACTCAGCGAGGTTCATTCAACGTTGAATTGTACCGCAGAATATCACAGATGAAAACTAGCAAATAGATGAAGATATCCTATGGTATAACGGTGTGTGATGAGCATGAGGAAATTCTGGTATTGTTGGAGTTTTTGAAAAAAAATATAGATAATGAGGATGAAATTGTTGTGGTTTATGATCAAAATAGAGTTACTGGAGAGGTAATGATGGTGTTGGAGGAAAATTCCGAACATATTTCATATTATCCATTTGATTTCCAACAAAACTTTCTAGAAAACAAAAACTACTTAAATGCCAAATGTACTGGTGATTATATATTTCAATTAGATAGTGATGAAACACCTTCCTTGCCCCTAATAATACATTTAAAACAAATATTAGAGGAAAACAGCGTTGATTTGTTAATCACTCCCCGTAAAAATATTGTTAAAGGTTTAACCCAAGAACATATTCAAAAATGGGGGTGGCAAGTAAATGAACACGGTTGGGTGAATTTTCCGGATGCCCAAAAACGCATCTACAAAAACGATCCTAAAATACAATGGACAGGCCATCAGGTTCATGGAATGGTAACAGGATATGAAACGTATGCTGCTTTACCTATGGCGGAGGATTGGTGTATTATCCATAATAAGAAAATACAACGTCAAGAGGCACAAAATGATAGGTACGATAAAATAGAAAAAGGACAATTAAAATGATAAACAAGAAAGACAAAACGAAATGTATAGTAAGTTATGAAAAAAATTTATATTACGGGTTGCGCTAAAACAGGAACAACTCTAGTTAGAAGATTATTTAATGCTTTTGAATTAAAAGTATATAATTTTAAAGAAATTTCTTTAAAAAATTTTTTAGATTCTGATTTTAATGTAGGCAAAAGAACTCATGATACTATATTTTCAAATTCGTTATCCCCATCCCAGATTCAAAGTCAGTTAAAATTAATAAAAAATATAAATGTTATAAATGTAACAAGAAATAAAGAAGATGTATTAAAATCTGATGGGGGCTGGGTAAAAGAATCTAGATATAATAGTTGTTTAGATCAAGCTAAAAAATATTCTTCATATATTAATTATACTATAAAATATGAAAATTTGTTACTCGACCCAAATCTAATCCAAGAAGAAATAGCAGATAAATTAAATTTAAAAATACTTTATAAATGGGACACATATCCTTCATTTATTAATTTAGAAGAAGAAAATCAATCCACTCTTAAAGGAATCTATAAATTAAGATCTATAGGAGAACCTAAATAAATTTTATACTAAAACAAAATGGAAAAACTACTTTGTATCATACCTGCTTATAACACAGAAAAATACATAGAAGGAACAATAGAGTCAGTATTACAACAAGAAAATGTTAATTTACATTTATGTATTATAGACGACTGTTCTACTGATAATACTTTTAATGTTATAGACAAATATACCAGTTATGAAAATGTCACTATATTACAAAATGAGATAAACCGCGGAACATATTATTCGCAAAATAGAGGATTAGAATTACTTAAAAGTGGTTCATACACTCACTTTACAATACATGGATCTGACGATATATCAGTAATTAATAGATACCGTATCATGTTAGATATGTTTGATAATAATGTTTATTTTGTTCCAACTGTTTATATGAGATTAGATGAACGGTATTTTACTAGTAATAATATAAATTACGAAATGGGATTATTACATAATGGATTGGGTAATGGCATTGGTGTTTACCGTACGGAGATTTTTAATAATATTGGATATTATGATAATTCTAGATTCGGCGCTGATACAGATTATTATTTTAGAGCAACCGGTTGGTGTAAATTGCATAAAAAAAACTATAATGTATGTAATGAAATTCTATATATAGCACGAGAAAGAAGTGATAGGTTAGCAAAAACTCATACGGATCGAAGTGCATATATTCAAAAAATTAATAATGATATAAATGATATGACTCACAGTAAAAACTTTTATAGAAATAAATTTAAATAGAATGTCTAAACTAGTAGTATATACCGCTTTATTTACATCTGACATAGAATATGTCTACGGAACATTACCGGAATATGAAAATAATATATAGAATATCAGACGCTGGGTATAAAAAAATAAAACCAGACTACATAAACAATGAAACATGTTTAAAAAATGACACGTGGAATCCGACAGTATGTGAAATATTAGACTGTCTTAAATGTATTATTTAGTAAAGTTAATAATGAATATAATAAATAAAATAACTATAGTCACTGCAGCGTACATTGGAAATGAGCGCGATAATGTTATATTATCTCCACAAAATACATACGATAATGTAGAATACATCGTATATACAAATGATCCAACATTAAATGTACATCCATGGAAAACTATAGTAGATACGTCAATTGACGGAATGAGAATGTCAGCCAGGCATAAAAAAACACAACTAGCAAAACTTCATCCTGATTCTACGTATTATATGTGGATAGATTCATATTTTAGAATAAACTCAGATCCTAATGAATTAATAAAAAAATATCTAGCAAATCATGACATTGTAGTATTACCACATCCAGAACGAAATAATATTATCGAAGAAGCTAATGTATTGTTACAATGGCAGCTAGAACAATCCAATGGCATTCAAAAACAAATTGAATTCTATTATAAAGAACAGTACGTTCCTACATCATTATATGAAACAGGTATAATGATTCAACGAAATACCAGAAAAATTCGACATATGCAAGATTTATGGTGGACTCAATTACAGGATTATTGTATCCGAGATCAAATAAGTTTTCCATATGTTACATGGAAATTAGGAATTGGTATTAATACGTTCCCTGGTACTCATAGTACATCTGAATTACGAAAACAAAATAAACCGTGGTTGCCAATGTGGTATGAAGTTATAAAATAGAAAATAATATGATATCAGTAATAATACCAACATATAAAAGCCCAGATATGCTTGATTTATGTTTACAGTCAGCAATACAAGGACAACAACACAAAAATCAAATAATAGTTGTGGTTGACGGGTTCTATGACCTAAATAAAGAGGTATTAGACCGATGGAAAGATTCAATTGATATATTGAACCTAGAAACAAATCAAGGCTTGTGCCGGGGAACTAATCTAGGTGTATACAATGCGAAGCATGAAAAGATACTAATAGTCAACGATGATAACGTGTTTCCTAGATTTTGGGATACCACATTGCTAGACGATTGGCAAACAGGATCAGTAATCAGCCCAAATCAAATTGAACCAACCCCAAGCATGTTTTCACAATTTATAATAGAAGACCTAGGACGTGATGCTAAAACATTTGATTTAGAAAAGTTTTGGTTGTTTGATTATCATTATGCTTCAGGTGATAAAACAGAAGAATGTGGATCAACACTGCCGATCTTCATGAGTAAAATAGACTATCTTCGTTTAGGAGGATGGGATGAAAACTATGAACTCGGAATGGTAGCGGATTGGGATTTCTTTTTGAAATGTCAATTATCCGGCCTCAAAATGATTCGCACATGGAATTGCCACTTCTATCACTTTGCATCTGCATCCACCAACGGAGAAGCTCGGCAACAAGCAGAACAACGAGGACATTCATATGCTCGGTATAAATGGGGTATACATATAAAACACGACCTAAATAGCAATCTAAAATATATTTAATAGTTTTCTGTTATAGCTCAATATTTATAGATAAATAATCTATAAGAAAGCGAAATATGAAATTTTTCAAAGACATCCTCAAGGAAACTGACAAAATTACAAATGAGAATAAATTTTCACAGGGCCGAGTATATCTTTTAGTTGCAATCATTGCATATTATTTAACTTTAGGCATACTGGTAGTGGCTGGGATGCAAAAAAGTAATGACATAGATCTAAGTAAATTCCGAATCGTAGTGGATGCTCTAGAATTTGCATTAGTATTATTTGGCGGATATGTTTTAGGAGGCAAAATTGTTGATATATTTAAAATTATACGGCCTACTAATAACCAAAAATTAAATCAGTAATATAAATGTTTTTAAAATTAGGAAGCAAAGGTAATAACGTTGTATTACTTCAAGAATTTTTAAATATTGGAGTCGATGGAATTTTCGGCCGGGTAACAGAAACTGCAGTTAAATCTTGGCAATCTGATAATCGGCTAATTGCTGACGGAATTGTTGGTCCATTAACATGGTCTGCTATGAAAATAGATGAATTAGCAACCACAGATATATATGAAACAAATTATGTAACAGATAATGGTGTTGAGATAGAAGAATACTTTTTGCCTAAATCTGAATATATAACTGGTCCAACAACTAAAGAATATCTTTTTTTACATCATACCGCGGGTTGGCATAATCCGTATAATGTTGTTGATAGTTGGGGTCGTGACCGTAGAGGAAGGGTTGCAACTGAATTTGTGTTAGGTGGGCAATCTATTAAAGGCACTGACTCTGATCATGATGGTAAATTATTACAGTGTATACCAGAAGGCGGGTATGGTTGGCATTTAGGTCGCAATGGGTCTAGATATATGCATACCCATTCAGTAGGTATTGAAGTAAATAACTTTGGGTACTTAACAAAGGGTGGGTATAAAAAGAAAACGTCGTCTGGCAAACGAATATGGGTAGATAAACTGCCAAATGCATATTATACATATGCAGGTACCGAAGTCCACGAATCACAAATAGTAACATTATCTGAACCATTCAGAGGATACAAATATTGGCATCGTTACTCTGATGAACAAATTGAAACACTACGTAAATTTATTCTTTATATTGCCGATCGAGATAATATTGATATTAGACAAGGATTAGTACGAGAAGTTAAAAAGAATGGTGCCAAAGGGTTCGAATTTAACAAAGATGCGTATTATGGTAAAATTAAAGGAATGTGGACTCATACAAATACTCGAAAAGATAAATTTGACATGTTTCCGCAACCGGAATTATTAAATATGTTAACTGAATTATGAAAAAAATGAAATTAACGCCAATTTGGAATATATTATTAAATATAAAAATGCATAAATTAGAAATTATATTGGGATCAATTGTATCTGGAATAACATTTATATGTACATATTTCTGGAATATAACTTTAGAAAATCACGAACAATTTATAGGGTTATTGGCGGTAATTTTATTAGACGGGATATTTGGAATTATAGCCGGCACTAAAAATGAAGGATTCCAAACACGTAAAGCAATTAAAATTTTAAGAACTACATTTATTTGGATAACTATATTGTCGGTATTATTGTCAATCGAAAAAGGATTTGCAGGAATGTCATGGTTAAGTGAAACAATTACAATTCCATTTATTATATTACAATTAATTTCAGCATTAAAAAATGCTTCGATGGCAGGTTATATTAAATCAGATGAACTTAATCATATATTAGACCAAATTGATATTCATAAAGGATCTAGAAAAATAAAGCACAAGTAATTTTTATATTTGTATAATATTTTATATATTAAATATATGAATTACAAATTATTAATTTTTTCTGCACTTTTATTTATATTGGGACAATCATTAGTATGGATACAAACCAACGGCCCGTTGGTATGGCCATCTATTAAAACATATAAATGGGCGTTGTTATTGTTGGGAATGCCCATCACAGCATTATTTATGCATGCAACTAAGCTAGCTGTTGGCGGATTTGACGGAGAATTTTGGCCGGCTCGATTCGTTTCATTCGTTTCCGGCATCATTATATTTTCTATATTCACGTGGCTATTCAAAGGCGAAGGAATCACCATGAAAACTATGATATCATTGGCATTATCAGTTATTATAATATTTATACAATTGTTTTGGAAGTAATTATATTTATTAATAAATAATAACAAAATATATAAATAGGCCAATGAAAGGTAAAAATACCAATATATCATTTTTCGATAGCGTGATGCGACGATTAAATATACAGCCTACTACAGAAAAGCGTAAATTTTTTCGAGCATGGCAACAAGCTGAAAACACAAATGCAAAATATAATCCATTAGCTACAACAATGGATATAAATGCATCGGGACAAACAGATTTTAACAGTGTAGGAGTAAAAAATTATCCAACTGAAGATGACGGTGTAGATGCTACCGTTAAAACATTGCAATTAGATCGATATTATAAAGAATTAACAGATAAGTTAAAACGAGATGATATAACAGCAGAAGAGTTGGCTCAAACCACCGGCCCTATAGCAACATGGTCAGGGGGTAACGGCACGTATATAGCCAAGCGCCTGGGAATCAATACGAATTCAACTAATACTCAATCAACGCACAAAATAAGTACCAATTCCAAAACAATATCCAATTGGAAACGAGTTAAAGAATATATTGCAAATAATTTTGCAGATCCGGTATTATTAGATAACAATCGAATTCGGTTCAAACATGAAACTTCACTAATTGTTATT